GCAGCCTTCTTTAAAACTATGAAAGATAAAAAACTCCAAAAGGATATCGCAAAGTTTTTTGATACTGACAGACATGAATTTATGTCAGTAAAGGACGCAGAAAAGAAATTTCCTTACATGATAAAATTCATGAAGAATTCTGAGTTTTTAAAAATAAACAAACAAAAGCTAACTGATAAAAATTTAATGACGGTTGCCATGACAATGTCAAACGATTAATATGAAAACTTTTAAGGAACAATCTAATCTTGATGAAGCTCCTCTCGTAATGAGCGATATGGAAATGGCTGATGCTCTTTATACTAAAATCAAAGACGATATGTTTAAGTTTAAAAGGTCAAAAAAACATGAGAAAATATGGCCATATCTTCAAACATTAGCAAAAATGGCTGGTTATGGAATTACTAAAAAGGGTCAATCTGGTGATAAAACATTCAGATATGATTTAAAAAAATAATGGAAAATTTTTACAAATATTACAAAAAATGTTGTGACGAATGCAACGAAGAAGTAGTAGTTGAACAATCAGAGTATCAAGGAAGAAAGGTTAAACTTAATGATCCTATGAGATCAGACGACGGAAAAGCCAAATTTCATGTATACGTTAAAAATGAAAAAGGTAATGTAATAAAATTAAGATTTGGTGATCCTAATATGGATATAAAACGAGATGATCCTGCAAGAAGACGATCTTTCAGAGCAAGATTTAATTGTGATAATCCTGGACCTAAGTGGAAAGCGAGATATTGGTCTTGTTATCAATGGCGAGCAAACGCGAAGGTGGAAAACTGATGGTAAATAAAACAACCCGTGGAATGACACAAGACGACATTGCACAAGTAAAGAGAGATCATATGAATCAGTCTGATAGATTGGATAGAATCGAAGAAAAAATTGATCGAATGTCCGAGGCGATAATATCGTTAGCTCGAGCAGAAGAGAAAATAACTACGTTAACATCTTTTAGTAAACAACAAAATGAAATGATCATTGAGCTTACAAGAAGAATGGAAAAATTAGAAGGTACAGTCACACAAAACGCTGTTGTAGTGAATGTTATTAACAAAGTATTTTGGATTATAATGGTTGCATCTGCAACTGCTATAACTGGAATGCTAGTAATGCAATAAACAGGGAGAAAACTATGAAATTGCAAGATAAAGAAACTCTAAACGTTGCAGCGGCAGTCAAAGACGTATTAGAAGGTAAAAAGCCTGCGGTAAAGGAAGAGCCAAAATATCCTCATAAGATGTATCATCCTGAAACCGGCGAAGAAGAAACTGCCAACAACGAAGAAGAGCATAAAGCTTTATCTGCTAAAGGTTATACCCATGAGAAGAAAGAATCTCCTGAAGAGCCTAAAGCTAAAGGTGAAAAAGACTTTAAAGATAAGCATGTTGTTAAGAAATCAGGTATGAATACTGATGGTTCTAATGTTAAAGAAGAGGCCGAAGAAGTTGAAGAAGGCCTTAGTGCTTCTGATATGAAAAAAGCAATGAAAATCATTAATGATCCTAAAACTAAAGGCGGTAATTATACGCAAGCTATGAAGGATCTAGAGAAATGGAAGAAAGGATCAACAAAAGATCCTAAAGTTGCTGCTGCTTTAAAAGCTGCTCATGAATCTAAAGAAGAGGTTGAAGAAGTTAAAGAAGAAACTAAAGAAGAAGTTTCTGATAAGCAAAAGAAGTATCAAGCTTTCTTTCAAAAAGCATTAAAGAAATTTGGTGTTAAATCTCCGGCAGAATTAGACGGAGAGAAAAAGAAAGAATTCTTTGACTACGTAGATAAGAACTACGAAGCTGATAACGAAGAAGATGCAGAAGAAGAAGTAGTAGAAACAACGATTACTATTTCTCCTACTGAAATCAATAAGCTTACTTCAATGAGCGAAAAAAAAGTCACACTTGACATTGATTGGATAGGTGATCCTAAATTCACAAAAGATACTGAGAAAAAGTTTAAACTTAAATTTAAAGTTAATTCTCGTCAAGGTACTGCTGATGTCACCGGTGATAATAAGCAAATATTAAAAATGCTTACAGATCCTGATGTTTATGGATGGGACAAATCTGATGCATTAGATGTATGGCCGGAGCTTAAGTAATGAAATCCTTTAATGAAATTCGGCCACTAAACGAAGATCAATTTGATAAATCAAAAGGCGCTTTCATAGGTAACATTGAAAAGTCAGTTAAACAGATCGAACTTTGGATTAAACAAATTGAAAAAATGGATAAACAAGGTGAAAATGCTGGTCAAATGAAAAAAGATGTATCAGTATTAAAAAAGGATTTGGAAAAATTTAAAATGCGATTGTCAATGTTGGCAGTGCTACTTTAGGGGAACAAAATGAAAAATTATAAAGATATTAGAGAAGCATCTCTAGCTATCGCAACAGATTTGGATGAATATCCAGTCACAAAACAAGCTAAAAAGTTTAAGCTTAAAGCTAAAGAAGAACCTGGTAAAGGTGATAATATGTATGGTCCTGATAAAGTTACTCTTACGGGTAGCGAAAGAGATATTATTAAGTATGCTGATGAATATCTTGGTTGGGACGGTAGTAGCTTTAGAGAGCTCAAAAAGGAGCTAGGATTATAGTTTTATCTTATATAAGTAGTACTGTATACTAATTAATATATAGGAACATTATGAAGATATTTGATAAATTGACGGCCAGGAATTTCGAATTATTTGCGGCTCAACATTATAATAATCCCGAAGCTACTGATGTAGAAGAGTTTAAAGAAGATCTAAGTCGTTTTAAATATTTAAAGAGACTTTTAAAACGATACGAAATGGCAGGAGATCTTCAAGAGCGACTGATACTTAATCATCTCATTGTTATATACAATGTATTTGGTATAGAAGCTGCTGATAGAATGATTTGGTTTAAAATAAATGAAGAACATTATTCGTATATTAAACCATTTTTAATCTTCTTAAATTATTTAAAGGAAGATGATAAAGTAGAAATCGGCATTAACGCTGAGATAGTAGAGAAACTAAGAAAGATATGAGAACAGAATATATCGTAAATGAAGGAGTTTTAAGCAGAGCAGCCGATACTGTTTATGCTTTTCGTTTCGTACGTTTGTTAGTTACAAAATGGGAAAAGACTCAAGCTTATAAATTAGGCATTCTAGATAATAGCGGAAAAGTTTTAAAAAAACCTGAAACAACCGCAGAAAAAGCATCATATACTTATTTTCATAGATTAGTTTTTAATATCAAAAGATTGGTACAAAAAATACCATTCGGAAAATCGGCATTAGCTTCTTGGGCCACGGCGTTATTTCTTTTAAAAGAACATGCAAAATTAACTGATAAAGAGCTTGAAGAAGCTATGGATAGTGTAGTTGATTTTGATTTTGATAACCTAAAAGAAAACACAGATTCATGGATTCAATCACAAGGTAGATTAAGTCCAGGTGCATATACATTAATTAATGATATTATGCATCCAAAAACTGCTGAATTTATTGGAACAGCAGGAACACAAGTTGTAGCAGAAGAGTTTATTGAACCTTCTGGATTTGTATTTGCAACACCTATATACGAGGTTACACATACATTAACAAAGCAAAAATTATATATATCTATTGGAGACATAAAAAGATGAAAATAGAAACGTTTAAAAAATGGGAATTAGCAGCCCACTGTCAAGAGGATGCTGCTGCCAATTCAGTAGCCTCTGGCGGAGTTTCTATGCCAGCAGATGCAATGGGTAAAAAGGCCCAAAAGAAAAGATTAAAGCCACAATACGACGGTAGAACTCGAGCGGGAAGAAAGTTTGTTGAAAGAATGAACTTAAGAAAAGCTGCAAGAGAAGCAAAGAAAGCTGCTGCAGCTCAGAAAGAGTAATGCAATTCTTTCGTAATGTTAAAGATCTAATCGTTAAATTTTGGCGATGGATATTAAGTTGGTTCGAAAACCACCAATATCTTTATGTATCTCATAATCAATATAATTCTGAAGGTGAGATCATAGACGTACTTGAAAAGAAATTTGAAGTACGTAAATTTTATAAGCAAACTCAAAAGCATATGAAATTTAAAACAATGGAAGGCCATGTTGTTGAACTTAAAACTGCAACACCCATGGATTATATGACGGAGACTATAGACTAATGCAACAAATATTGATAGGAATTATATTAGTTTTAGGTTTAGGCGGTTATTGGTTATACAACGAAAACCAAACACTAGCTGCAAATAACCTAGCGCTAGAAGGTGCAGTTGAAGAGCAGAAAGCTGCATTCAATGCAATGAAAGAATCTTTCGAGAAACAAGGGCAAGCCTTGCAGAATATGTCTCGAAAAAATGCAGAAATAGAAGCAGAAAAAGCCGAGTATTTGGCCATATTTGCTAGACATAATTTAGATATGTTGGCCATTAAAAAACCTGGTCTTATTCAAAACAGGTTTAATAATGCTAGTCAACTAGTGATGGAGGGATTAGAGGATGACACTGAGAAACTTTACAGTATTGACACTCCTAATAGCGATAACTAGTGGTTGTTCGCTAATACCAAGTAAAAAGGTTGAGATCATATCAAAGCCTATTGAAATAGAAATAATGCAACCCGCTCTACCTAGAGCAGTTGACTTAACAGCACCAAAATGGTACGTAGTATCAGAAGCTAAAATAGCAAATCCATGTGTAGCTACAATTTCCTTTGAGCCTAAGAAGTTTGACGAAAAGGGTGTAGAGAAACTAAAAAGACCTAAAACATGTGCAAAAGAAGATACAGAAAATCCTGATTGGCCAGATGGATATACGTATTTAGATAGATTTCTAGATGAAATGAAAGAACAAAATAACGGAGAGATTGTTTTCGTTGCTACTACGATTGGTGATTATAAAGTAATGGCAGAAGATATGCAAGAACTTAAAAGGTATATCAAACAATTAGGCGAAGTAGTAATATACTATCGTGACGTAACAATGACTGACGGCCAAAAAGGCGCAGCAGTTGGAATTAAGGTGAATAAAAATGAAAACAACTAGAATGAAAGATGACAGATCTCAAATGGAGAGGGCTTTAATTGCAGCTAAATTGTCAGCAATTGCATATAAAAACGAAAAACCTGCAATAACTGCAGCTAAAAAGTTAGGTTTTGCTTGGGTACAATTAATCTCCAAAGGTGGAGCAGAAGTATTAATAGCTAAAGATCGTAATGATCTTTGGTTTGCATTTAGAGGTACTGAACCTTCAAAATTAAATGATGTTATGGCCGATCTTAAACTTGCAAAGCAAGCAGCTGTAGCAGGTGGAAAAGTTCATTCTGGATTCCAAGAAGAAGTGAATGATTTATGGATGGACATTTTAAAAGAATTAGAACACAATGCACAATTAAAAGTTAAAAAAGATGTGTATATGACAGGTCATTCTTTAGGAGCTGCAATGGCAACAATCGCCGCAACTCGATACGAACCTGTAGAATTATTTACTTTTGGATCTCCAAGAGTAGGTGGACCTAAATTCATTAGGAATATTAATTGTCCACACCTTAGATTTATGAACAACAACGATATCGTCTGTAGAATCCCACCTGCATGGTTAGGATTTAGACACCATGGGGAAATGATCTATTTTAATAAAGATGGTAATCAACAAGCTAAACCCACATGGGGCGATTTATTTTATGGTATACTAAACTCATGGAAAAGATTTAAATTCTTTGATGGTATAGTAGATCATGGAATGCCAAATTATGTTAAAGCAATTACTAAAGCTTCGAAAGAGCAGTAATGTATTGGTTAACTATATTAGCGCTTAAATCTATACTTTCCTCAGTGATTGGTAGTACCTTTTATGTTTGGTTCCAAGATACTAAAATCGGTATTTGGTTTCAAAAAAAGGTTGATCAATTCATGGAACATTTTGCTGAAAAATATGATATTGAAGTAGCTAAAAAGGATTCTAAATTTAGAAGCCTATATCCTTTACAAGCCGACAGATTAGACAAAGTAGAAAAATTGGCTCATCCAAAATGTGGATTAGAGGCCTTTGATGGATACGATGAACTAATAAAAAGGATAGATAAATTAGAAAAGAAAATAAAATAAGCATGTACATTTATCCACAATTGTGGTATAATGGACCTTATATAATGATTGGAATAAATAATGCAAATAAATGTCACGAAACGAGATGGCAGTTTACAAGAATTTGATCTCGACAAAATACATAAAGTTTTAGAATGGGCCACTGATGGATTGACAGGCGTTTCTATATCCGAAATAGAATTAAAATCTAATATACAATTATATGATAAAATTCCAGCTTATGATATGCATGAGCTACTTATTAAATCTGCATCAGAATTAATATCAGAACATACCCCAAATTATCAGTTTGTAGCAGCAAGATTAATCAACTATAAAATTCGAAAGGAAGTTTATGGAGGATATGATCCATGTTGCTTACAAGATCTTATTAATATTAATATCGAAAATAAAGTATATGATGAACAAGTATTACTAAGATACACAAAAGAAGAACTAAAAGTTGCCAATGGATATATAAAACATGACAGAGATTTTACCTTTACTTATGCAGGAATGGAACAATTCAGAGGTAAATATTTAGTTCAAGATCGATCTACAGGTGAAGTATACGAAACACCACAAATGCTATATATGATGATAGCATTAACATTATTTGAAAATACTCCCAATACATCAGAAAATGGTATTAATTGGGACAGAATGAAATGGGTAAAAGAATTTTATGACGCAATCTCACAATTTTACATATCATTACCGACTCCAATTATGGCTGGTGTCAGGACCCCAACTCGACAGTTCAGTAGTTGTGTTCTTATTGAATCCGGCGACAGTCTCGATTCTATTAACGCTACTTCAACTTCTATTGTCAAATATATAAGCAAAAAAGCAGGTATTGGCATTGGAGCTGGAGGAATCAGAGGAATAGGAGCTCGAATAGGAGACGGTTCAGTAGTACATACTGGATTAATTCCATTCTTAAAATATTTCCAAGCTGCAGTAAAATCATGCTCACAAGGCGGAGTAAGAGGTGGAGCTGCAACAGTGTATCTACCATTATGGCATTATGAATTTGAAGATCTTGTTGTATTAAAAAACAATAAAGGTGTTGATGAAACTCGTGTAAGACATATGGATTATGCATTTCAATTTAATAAATTGATGTATGAACGTTTACTCGAAGGTGGTAACATTACTTTCTTTGATCCAAATGATGTTCCAGGTTTATACGATGCATTCTTTAATGATCAAAGAGAATTTAAAAAGCTCTATGAAAAATATGAAAGAGCATATTCGATAAGAAAGAAAACATTACCAGCACTTGAAGTATTTCAAGCTTTTATTACTGAAAGAAAAGATACCGGTAGAATTTATGCAATGAATGTTGATCATGCAAATGATCATGGAGCATTTATTGAATCTGAAGCACCAATTAAAATGTCAAATTTATGTTGTGAAATTGATTTACCAACAACTCCATTAGAATCACATGATGATCCAAACGGAGAAATATCATTGTGTACATTAAGTGCTATTAACTGGGGATTAATTAATGATCCAAAAGATTTTGAGAAATATTGTACTCTTGCAGTAAGAGCATTAGATAACTTATTACAATATCAAGATTATCCTGTAAAAGCTGCATATCATGGAACTATGAATCGTAGACCTTTAGGTGTAGGAATTATTAATCTTGCATATTTCCTTGCGAAAAGAGGTCTTAAGTATGATGAATCTGCATTTGAAACTGTAGACGAGTATGCAGAAGCATGGTCGTATTATCTAATTAAAGCATCTGCAGATTTGGCTAAAGAAAAAGCTCCATGTAGTAAAAATAAAGAGACAAAATATGCCCGCGGGATTCTTCCAATTGATACATATAAGAGTGCAGTAGATAATTTAGTGGAGTCAAAAGAGCGTATGCCATGGGACGATTTAAGAGATCAACTCAAAGAAACTGGTATTCGAAACTCAACTCTAATGGCATTAATGCCTGCGGAAACATCTGCACAAATTAGTAATAGTACAAATGGTATTGAACCTCCACGAGCTTTAGTATCATACAAACAATCAAAGGACGGAGTTATGGCTCAAGTCGTTCCAGGCATTGTTCAACTGAAAAATAAATATGATCTTCTTTGGGACCAAAAATCACCAGAAGGTTACTTAAAAATATGTGCTATTTTACAGAAGTATATTGACCAAGGAATTAGTGTTAATACTTCGTACAATCCCGAACATTATGAAGAAAATAAATTGCCAATGTCAGTTATGATTGGTGATTTGTTAACTGCTTATAAGTTCGGACTTAAACAACTATATTACTTTAACACATATGATGGTGCTGGAGAACATATAGAAGAACTTCCAGAATTGGAACAAACCCTTAACGACGATGAAGATTGCGAGAGTTGTATTATATGATACTAAAAAAGAATAAAAAATCACATTTAACCAAAAACATGTTTTTGGATGAAGAAGTAGATATTCAAAGATTCGATATTTTGAAATACCCACAGTTAGATAAAATTACAGAAAAACAATTAGGATTCTTTTGGAGACCAGAAGAAGTAGATATCTCTAAAGATAAAAAAGACTTTGAGAGCTTAAGTCCTCATGAACAACATATTTTTACAAGTAATCTTAAAAGGCAAATATTATTGGACTCGGTTCAAGGAAGAGCACCGAATTTGGCATTTTTACCAATTGCTTCTTTACCAGAAGTAGAGAATTGGATTGAGACATGGTCATTCTTTGAAACTATCCACTCTCGATCTTATACACATATTATTCGTAATGTTTATCCAGATCCTTCTGTTGTGTTTGACGGTATGTTAGACATTAAAGAAATATTAGATTGCGGAAAAGATATAGCACAATATTATGATGATTTGATGGATGCAAATGCTGGTCCTACAAATGTACATGATCATAAGAAAGCATTATGGATGGCAATGTTAAGCGCTAATGCATTAGAAGGTGTACGTTTTTATGTTTCGTTTGCATGCAGTTGGGCTTTTGCTGAACTTAAAAAAATGGAAGGTAATGCAAAGATTATTAAGTTTATTGCAAGAGATGAAAATACTCACCTTGCAGGAACAACTACGATTCTTAAAAAAATGCAACAAGAAGATAAAGATTTCGTTAAGATTGCAAAAGAAATGGAAAATGAATCTGTTAAATTATATGTAGATGTTATCGAACAAGAAAAACAATGGGCAAAATATCTATTTCAAGATGGATCAATGATAGGTTTAAACGAAAAACTATTAGGTGATTATGTTGAATGGATAGGTTGTAAACGTATGAGAGCACTAGGAATGCAATGTCCTTATAGTGTTAGTCAACAAAATCCATTGCCTTGGACAGAAAAATGGATCGGTGGTGGAAATGTACAAGTTGCTCCTCAAGAGACAGAAATTACATCATACATTACCGGCGGAGTTAAACAAGACGTTGATACAGACACTTTATCTAAATTTGAATTGTGATAGAGGAAATAACTAAAGTACATCCTATGAGGCAAGTCTTTTGGGCTTCCGTAATTCAAGTTTGTGTTTTAGCTTTTATGGGATTATCAATGTACTTAATAGGATTATTCACATGAATATAGAAATTTATAGTAAAGATCATTGTCCGTTTTGTGATAAAGCAGTACACAAAGCTCAAGCTATGATGCAAGAAAATACCAAAATTAAAACTGCAGTATATAAACTAAACGAAGATTTTTCAAGAGAAGAGTTATTTGAAAAATTCCCAACCGCAAGAACTTTTCCTCAGATATCAATAGATGGAGAAGGTATTGGAGGATGGGTAGAATTTGAAAAAATCTAATGTCCATTAAAATAATAGAGTGTGATTATTGTTATAATCAAAGTACGATAGAATATAAATCTGATGAAGATGAACCATTAACGCCAACATATTGTCCATTTTGTGGACAAAGAGATATTGACTTTGATGAAATAAATGATGATATAGATTACTATAGGGATGATGACGATTGAGTTTGCAACAAATTGACAGATGTGGAGATTGTCATTCTTGTTGCAAATCATTTGGATTCCTTGATGAAAATAAAATTGTAATAAAGAGTTTAGATATTCATTATGAATGGGGTAGATGTAATAAGCTTGCTGATAATAATCGATGTACCATATATGATGATAGACCAAAAACATGTTCTAAATTTAAATGCTTGTATATAGAATCTGATTTACCTAAAAAGTATTTACCTAAAAATATAGGTTTTGTTACACAGCTTAAACGAGATAAAAATGGTCCTTTTTTAACTGTTGTTCCGCACGAATCTAAAAAAACAAATGTAGATCCTAGAGATTTTTGGAATAATAATTATAAAAACATTCTTGTAATGAAAGAAACCGCAGAGAAAATGTGGTCAATAGATATACCTTCTATTAAAATAGCATGTGCAAGAGATGAAATTACAATCAAAAAGGCAATCAATTAACTCATATAAATAAATATATGAGCGAATGGTATTATAAAGGTAAATTATGGGAAAGGCCGCAAGACGACTTATTCAATCCAGAAGAAATGTATGGTTTTGTATACATGATAACAAACCTACAGAATCAAAGGAAATACATTGGAAAGAAGTTCTTTTGGAAATCCAAAACACTTCCCATCACAAAAACACGAAAACGAAGAAAGAAACTTAAAGTAGAATCTGACTGGAGAGATTATTATGGGTCTAGTAGACACCTTACGGAAGACGTGGAAAAAATGGGTATTGAGAATTTCTATCGCGAAATTTTGGTATTCTGTAAGACTAAGGGCGAGTGTGCATACATGGAAACAAAACTTCAATTCGAACACGACGTATTATTATCAGATGATTATTATAATGGTATTGTCAATTGTCGTATTGGGTCTAATTCTGTTAAGCATTTAATTAAATAAAGCATGTACAAACATTAGAAAGTATGGTATAATATACCAAATGCAGAAAAAAAGTAACATAATTCAATTCCCAGATCGTATGTCTGAAAATATGACAGAACGAGTATTGGAACGAAAAAATCTACAAGAAGACTCAATTGAGTTAGCTAGATTTGCAATGCATATTATACAAGAAACAATCGAACAACAAGATTGGAGTCCTTTATCAGATAACATGGATATACAAAATCCTGATAGTGATACTTATAAAGACTTATATGTTATACTAAATATGTTAGTTGCAACGTTTATGAGATCTGCAGAGATTGATCATGTATTACAAGATGATTTGGCAACGGTGTATGGTAAATTAAAAGTACTCGAATATGCTGATCAAAAAAATATAGATCTTTCTGACATATTTAACGAACCTGAGGATGATCCAAATGATTTTGCTTGATTATAGCCAAATAGCACTAAGTAATATAATAGTGCAAAAAGTAGATAGCGAAGAGCTAATACGACATATGATACTAAACAGTATTCGTATGTATAATAAAAAATATCGTGATGAATATGGCCAAATGGTTATATGCACAGATGGTTTTAATACGTGGAGAAAAGAATATTTCCCACAATATAAAGCTGCACGAAAGAAAAACAGAACAGAATCCAACTTAGATTGGAATGAAATATTTAGAGTATTAAATCAAATCAGAGAAGATTTAGCAAATCATTTTCCATATAAAGTAGTACATATGGAAGGTTGTGAAGCAGATGATGTTATAGGTGCACTTACAATAGACTCACAAGAGTTTGGTAAAAATGAACCAATCATGATTATATCTTCTGATAAAGATTTTATACAATTACAAAGATATTCGAACGTAAAACAGTTTTCTCCAATACAAAAGAAAGCGGTTTCCGATCCAAACCCACGCAAATATCTCTTTGAACATATATTAAAAGGAGATAAAGGTGATGGTATACCTAATATATTATCTGGTGATAATACCTTTGTGGACGAAATTAGGCAATCTCCTATGACAGCAAAGAAGATTGAACATTTTGCACACAATGCCGATAAATTAGACGAAGTAATGACCACAGAAGAATTTAGAAACTTTCAAAGAAATAAAACTTTGATAGATTTGCACGATATTCCTTCAGATAGGTTTCAAAGTATTATAGATAATTATAACAACCAAAAACCAGCAATGCGTATGAAGGTTTTAAATTATTTAGTTAAAAACAGATGTAATAATTTGATTGAATCAGTGGAGGAATTTTACAATGGCTAAAAAGAAAATGATCTCAGAAATTCTTGAGGGAGCAGCTAAGCTCGATTCTCAAGAAGCTAGAAGAGAATATCTAAAAGACAACTATTCGGTTGCACTAATCACAATTTTAAAGGGCGGATTTGATGATTCTGTACAGTGGAATTTACCTAAAGGTGAACCACCATACAAGCAAGATGACGCTCCAAAAGGATTTGAACCAAACAATTTGTATAAATTACAACCTAGGTTTGGCAAATATTTCATGAAAGGCGGAAGAGGCGATAAGCTTACTTCTGTCAAACGTGAAAGTATGTTCATTGAAGTATTAGAATCTCTTCATAAAAATGAAGCGGAACTAGTATTGGCAATGAAAGATAAGAAACTTACTGGAAGATATAAAGGAGTAACGCTTAAGTTAGTACAAGATACATTTCCAGATCTTATCAAAACGGTTACAGCACCTGAAGTGAAAGAACAGGCAGCTGTAGAAAAATAAAATATCTCTAAGGAGGTGATCACCAATAATATATGATTTGTTTTTTAACTTATTTTATAGAAGGAGGATTACTAACAAAAAACTTTGGTTGTCCCAGATCTGCAGATCTGGGATAATCTTTTAGAGATAAGCATGTACTTTATTATGAAAGTGTGGTATAATAGGCCCTATGAATATATTTATTTTAGATAATGATCCCGTGATAGCAGCCCAAATGCAATGTGATAAACATGTTGTCAAAATGGTAGTCGAATCAGCACAAATGCTTTCAACTGTGCATCGTATGGTTGATGGCACAATGGAACGTAGACCTTCAAAGTCTGGTTCTATGTTACAATACTTTTACTTAGAAGATGAAAGAGAAGATTTGCTATACAAAGCATGTCATTTCAACCATCCTTCTACAGTATGGACACGAGAATCTATGCATAATTACAGGTGGCATTACGTACATTTTGCTGCTCTATGCGACGAATATACGTATAGATATGGTAAAGTGCATAGCACAGATAGTAAGCTTAGAAAAGCTTTATCGAAATTGCCTCACAATATACCTGTTAAAAAAATGACTCCATTCAAATTAGCAATGGCTTCATTTCCACAATGTATAACTGAAGATGCAGTAGAATCATATAGAAATTTTTATATGACAAAACAAGAACGATTTAAAATGGCGTGGACAAAACGCCCACAACCGGAGTGGTTTAATGCCTCGATATGATTTTAAAGATTTAGAAACAGGTGAAGTAACTGAGTATACTATGAGTTACAAAGATCTTGATAAATTTAAAGAAGAAAATCCTAATTTGCAACAACAAATAGGAGTTCCAAATCACATTACTGGTACTGAAGGTGCAACTCTCAGACAAGCTGGAAGTGGATGGAAAGAAGTCCAAGATAGAATTAAGAGTGGTTTACCTCCACGATTAAAAGGAAATATAAAAACAAAATGATTGAATTAGCACTAAATACCGAAGATTATGGTTTAAAACAAGTTAACCACGAATCAGGTAGATGGTATGAAGATCCAGAAACTAATCGTTATTATAGTATTACAAACGTATTATCTATATTAAGCGAAGAAAGTATTCAGAAATGGAGAGCTCGAGTTGGAGAAGAAGAAGCTAATAGAATATCACGTCAAGCTTCAGGCAAAGGTACAGAAGTTCATGATATGATTGAAGCTTTTGTTTTAGGAGAAATTAAAGAAACAAAGAATCTTTTAGCATTACAAAATTTTAAAGAAATTAAACCTATTATTGAAGATAAATTATCAAAGGTTTATGCAACAGAAAAACGAATGTTTTCATCACATTTAGGAGTAGCTGGTACAGTAGATTGTGTTGGTGAATGGGAAGGTAAAACTTCTATTATAGATTGGAAAACATCTAAAAAGTTTAAGAAAAAAGAATGGATTCACTCTTACTTTATGCAAGCAGCAGCATATGCTATTATGTGGGAAGAAAGAACTGGACAACCAATTACGCAATTAGTTATTTGTATTGCGGGTGATACAGGACCTCAGGTGTTTATTGAACATCGTGATAATTGGACACGCGGGTTAATCAAAGTGATTAACGAATTTAAACGAAGAAAATTATTTGGGAGATAAAATGAGAAATATATTAATTGATGCACTAAAAGCACATTACAAAGGTATTATTAAAACTTCTCAAGCAAATGTAGAAATCTATTTACAAAACTCAGTAGGAGTTGGAGAACATCCAAATGTTATTGAAACTATTGATCTAGAGATTACTAAAATTGCTGAAGCAGAAGATAAATTACATACGCTTGAGAGTTATTTCGTTCTAAAAGATTTACGTATATAAATAGATCTATGAAAAGAGAACTCATAGAATATATCATCGAGGCAGCCGCTGGAAAGGGGCTTACTATTTTTGATATTGATGAAACTCTCTTTCATACTAAAGCAAAAATAGGTGTATTACGTAACGGTAAGATAATTAAACAGTTAAATAACGTACAATTTAATACATATAAATTGCAAAAAGGCGAAACATTTGACTTTGGTCAATTTAAGTCTGCTGAGATTTTTTATAAGACATCTACACCAATTGGTAAGATGATTGCAAAAGCAAAAATCATTATAAAAAATGCAACGAAGAAAGGTTCCAAAGTAATCGTTGTTACCGCAAGAGGAGATATGGATGACAGAGATCTATTCATAAAAACTTTTGAAGCACAAGGAATCGACATGAGCAATGTTTATGTCGAAAGGGCAGGAAATATCGGATTAGATAGTTCTGCAAAAAACAAAGAAGTGGTATTTAGAAAATATCTAGATACTGGATTATATACAAGAATAAGATTATTCGATGATGCCATGGAAAATCTATTAGCTTTAACATCACTTAAGGATGAATATCCACATATAACATTTGAAGCATATAGAGTAAACAAAAGTGGCAGCATTTCAACGGTGAAGTGATATGCCCCCTATAAAATTTAAACCATCAGTTACACAAAGATTAAGAGGAGAAGCGAAAGCTACAACTACTAATTATTATATAAAGAATATTTCACAAAATGAATTATTCGATGCTCTCAATGCAAACAATACTACTCCAAAAAGAAAGCAAAAGATACGGAATGAACTTGTGAGGAGAGGAGTTAATATTGTTTATGTCACAAAAGAAGAAGCCTAAAGAATACGCTTGGATGCTAAAACCCATTTCTGATAGATCTAAAGAGATCCGTGAGAAAGGCAGAATTATTGATGCTCGAAGAGCAGGAGTTAAATTATGAATTTCGAAGGTACTTATACGCCTTTAAGGCATGATCTTACAATACAACCAGCAAGTCATGGTTTAGGATTAGTTGCAACCGAAACTATTCCTGCAGGAACTTTTTTAGGTATATCTCACGTATGGGAAATACAACGATCTGAATGGATAAGAACACCATTAGGAGGTTTTGTAAATCACTCAGAAACACCAAATGCATGGATCTATTGGAATCAAGATCATGATCTTGGATGGCAAAGAGAAATGTTCGCTATTAGAAATATCAAAGCTGAGGAAGAAGTCGTAGTTTATTATCAACTACCAGAATATGATGACTGATCAATGGCATGGAGGAAAAGGTTCTAAACGAAGAAAATCTGATGAAAACAAATATGCAGATAATTGGGATAGAATATTTGGAAAGAAAAAACGTGGGGCTGTAGCTCAGTTGGGAGAGCGCGTCCCTTGCACGGATGAGGTCGCAGGTTCGACCCCTGTCAGCTCCACCACCGAAGAAGATTGGGATATGTTACCCGATGTAGAAGATCTAGAAAAAATTGTAGATCGAGAACTTAAAAAACTAGAGGAATGGGAAAATGAAAATAAGACATGATTATGTATTAGTAGCGGAAGCACAAAAAGAAGAGAAAACAGCAGGTGGAATTATTCTATCCGCTGATGCTCAAATAGATAAAGCAGCAAAACCTGGAGTTGTATTAGCATACGGTCCACATGTTGAAGGACTATTTACAGGAGATAGAGTATATGTGCAATGGTCAGAATCTATGCCTATCAACGTAGATGGAAAAGCAGCTGTTTTAATTAAAGATGAATTCGTAAAAGCATATATAAGATCCGAATAGGTATAAATAGAACCATGTACGATTATAACTATATCACAGAAGCCAAAGAAAAGAACATGAAAATGTCTGTAATTATATTGGCTAATTCACTGGACGATGGAACAGCAGCAAAAGTTATGGCTGATGTATGTTCGTTTAATGATATAGAATGCAATTTAATTGATATTGATAAAGCATATTTAGGTGATGCCGATATTGAACTGAGAAAAGTTGATATTCGTAATATCGATGGAGAAGGTAAAAAGGTTACATGTAATATAGATTCAACAATCGTATTTACAAGAGGTGGAGCAATTGCGACTCAGGTAGGACAAGCTTTAGTATCTACATTACAAACCGCGGGATTCTTTATGGTTAATGATCTTGAATCCATGATGTTATGTGATAATAAAATGGCAACTACAATTGCTATGAATAGATCAAATGTTAAAACACCGCGCACAGTTATATTGAACAACGATGAAAGTATCGAATTTGCTCATAAACAAATTGGTAGTAAATTTCCTGTAATTGTTAAAACTTTGACCGGAACGCAAGGTGTAGGTGTAACAAAAGTTGATTCGATGAGTTCTTTAAGGTCTGTATGTCAATCTTTATGGAAGTTTGATGCACAGCTGTTGATGCAAGAATTCTTAGAAATGGAATATGATATCAGAACTCTTGTAGTTGATGGTAAAATATTAGGTGCAGCAAAAAGAATCACGGCTAAAGGTTCTGAATTTAGATCAAATGTTCATCAAGGCGCAGATACGGTTCCTTATATATTAAAGGAAAGGGAAATTGAAATAATTCTTGCAGCTTCACGAGTAAGTGGAGGATATTATGTTGGTGTAGATCATTGTATAGTTGATGGAGAGATTTATATTTTAGAGGTAAATGGATCTCCTGGTGTAAAGTCACATTATAACGCATATGATTTAGATACACAAAAATCTGTAGGTAAAAAATCAGACAATAAATTATTTGATATATTTTTAAAATATTTGTTAGAAGAAAATAATAGAACTAAATTCTTTAGACTTGAAGCAGGTTTTATTGAAACAATTATCCTTGAAGGTATGGAAGATGATCCAATACGAGCTAAACTTGATACCGGCAATGGAACAAATGCATCAATGTTAATGGTTGATGATCTTAAGGTAAAAGATAAAAAAGTATTTTGGAAAAAGAATGGTAAGAAATTTGAATCTGATCTTATTGGTTTATCTAAAGCAAGACATATGGAAACGGTCGATGAAAGACCAGTTATTGAACATACAATAACATTTAATAATAGATCCTATCTAGTACATTTAGGAT